CACCGACAGGTGGGATGACATTCACAGTGTCTTCCCACCTAAGACCGCTGATCCAGGTCAGGTGCTTGAAGGCCTGTATTACCTTCCTCAGAGGGGTGATCACACCATATCCCTCGATTCCCACAAGGTCCCCACAGCTGTTGCTTCGACTTTCGCACACAGAGATTTGAGGTCTGTTATTCCGTCTTGGACAATTAAGGCGGATTTCTCGACCAGCAAGGGTGATTGCGGCTCTGTGTTCGTGGCGCTAACTCCATTTCCCACTGTCGCTGCGCTCCACGTCGCTGCTTGTGCCGAAGATCCTAGTGGTGATAAGAGGGCTATACAACTCGATTCTGACACTCTCAAGTCCTGTTTCGAGAAACACATCTCTGGGATACGGTCCATCAATGCGAAGATAGCCTCAGCATTCAACCTCCAGTCGGGTTTGTCCGCCACCCCGCTCACCAGGCTGCCAATATTTCCCGCTAGAGATGACTTTCCCGTGGTCGGGTATGGTATTGGCTCGCTGCACCCCAAAAGTCCAGCCAACGCTGTTGAGAACGGACCCTACGTCGTCGCCGGTTCCATAACTCGAGATGACGAGCAGAAGTACTTCAGGAGAGATCATATATCTAGTGTGCAAACGAGCCCCATGGCCGAAATTCTGGTCGACGAACTTGGTTCGCCGAGCACCGGCCCTCCCCTCCTCGCTGGTTGGAGACCTAAAGTTCAGTCTCTGTCTGGTATGAAGGCGACCCCTCTCAACTTTGATGAGAAGCTCTGTGATATGTCGGCCACCAGCCTCTTCAACAGATTTCTGGGTGGTCTCGGAGACCCTGGAGAGAAGCTCGGTCGTCTTGATATGTATGATACTCTGAATGGGATCCCCGGTGTCGGATCGGTGAACCATATGGAGTGGAATACTAGTGCAGGCTTCCCTCACAACACACCAAAGAGCAACATGATTATATCCACAACACCACGTGGTGAGCATCAGACGGCATCTTTGCCTAATGAGATCATCCTTGGGGAGGTTAGTTCTCTCGAGAACAGATACCTCAACAGGGAGAAAGGTGGCGCCATTTTCTCTGCCAGTTTCAAAGACGAACCCGTGTCTTTTGAGAAGATAGAGTTGGCCAAGACTAGAGTTATCTTCGGCTCCACCTTTGCTTTGAGCATCATCATAAGGACATACTTCCTGCCCCTGATTGTTCTCATTCAGACTCATTCTCTTTTGTTTGAGGCGGCTCCAGGTGTCAACGCTATGGGCGCTGACTGGACGAAATTCTATTCCCACCTTACGAAATTTGGTCGTGACAAAATTGTCGCGGGTGACTTCAAAGGTTGGGATAAGAGCGTCCTCAATGTACTCATAATGAAGTCTGCACTTACGGTCCTGTATAGCCTTCTCGTTCAACTGGGTTTATACACAGCGGATGAGTTGTTGATCATAGCTGGGGCTCTCAACGACATTTTGTACTCTTCAGTCGACTTCTTTGGGGATCTTTTGCTTTTCTTTGGCATCAACCCTTCAGGGCACTCACTTACTGTCGTGGTTAACTGTTTTGTCAATTCCATCCTCCTCAGGTACTTCTTCATAATACTTTATTGCGAGAAGCATCTTGGGATTGATTGCAGGTCTGCCACCGACGAGCAGCTGGCTGCAGGATTTCTCACTTTTGACCAGGAGGTGTCGCTTATCACTTACGGTGATGACAACATTTTTGGTGTCAAGAACGATTACTTTTCGCACTCTGCCATTTCTGAGGTAGCATCCAGATTTGACATCGTGTACACCGATCCTGATAAGACGAACAAATTCATCAGTTTCTGCGACATATCCTCGACCACTTTTCTTCAGCGCAGTTTCATCTGGCCTGACGAATGCGACCTAGTGTTGGCCCCTCTAAAGCGATCATCGATGAACAAGAGCCTTCTTGTTTGGAGACAATCGCGGACTGTATCTCAGAAGCACCACATCGTTTCTGTCTTGATGTCAGTCCATCGTGAGGCAGCCCAACACGACCAAGATACCTTTGATTTCTATGATTCCCTTGTTCACAAGGTGATGGATCATTTTGAGATCACAACCGAC